ATTATAAAACTAATGTTAAAGTACCAAATGAATTAGTTGTAGCTATGAAAAAGTATAGAATTTGTACTACTAACATAGAAAGAGCACACTTTTTAGCACAATGTGAGCATGAATCGGGTGGATTTAGATACAAGCAAGAAATATGGGGGCCAACCGCTACTCAATCGGGATATGAAGGTAGGGATGATTTGGGAAATGTGCAAAAAGGAGATGGATATAAATTTAGAGGTAGAGGGTATATTCAATTAACAGGTAGAGCAAATTATAGAAAGTTTGGGCCTATTGCTGGGGCCGATTTTGAAGGAAATCCGGATAGTGTTGCAACCCAATATTTTGCAGATACCGCATGTATGTTTTGGAAAACTAACAACTTAGTAAGTCGTTGTAAAGATAGTACTACAACAAGTATTAAATTAGTTACTAAAAAAATAAATGGTGGATATAATGGAATAGATGATAGAATAAAAAAATTCACAAAATATTGGACAGAATTACAAAAAGACCCTACACTTTGGAGTTAATTATTAAAATAATCAATTTAAATATTTATAAACATAACAAATAATAAAGTATGGATACGGACAAACTATTAAAAGCTATTCAGATTCTTATTAAAGAGGAGCTTAAAGAGCAATTGCCTGCATTAATTAAGGAAACTGTGAGAGCTGAAGTAAAAAAACTAATAGCAGAAGGAAAACAACCTGCTAAATCACAACCAATTGGGTTATCAATGGCTAAAGCTATTTTAGAAGATGATGTTATTATAGAATCGGTTAAAGAAAAAGTAGAACAAAAAAAATTTAGTAAAAATCCAATGATTAACCAAATTCTAAACGAAACTAGAGGTGGTATTCCACAAGGTGATGGTGGGTTTAGAACAATGAATTTTGGACAGGGTGATATGGGTTCAATTGTAGGTAGAACTGCAATAGCTGAAAAAATGGGGTATGGTGATATGGCTAAAGGACCTCAACCAACCGGATTGGGCGTGAATACGGGAGTAGCTGAAATAGATAAAGCTTTGAATAGAGATTATTCTGAACTTGTAAAAAGATTTAAAAAGAAATAATGGCAGTAATACTTGGTAAAAAGTTAGTAATCGATTCAAAGCAGTTTGAAGACTATGCAATAGGTATAACATTACCTATTCAAATAGGAAATACTGCTTTTAATCAAAGTTTTATAACTGCTGACCAGGTTAAAAGTAATATTAAAAATTTATTACTTACGAAAAGATTTGAAAGATTGATGCAGCCTGAATTTGGGAGTGGTATTCAAGAATTATTATTTAATATGAATGATGAAATGTTTGCTGATAACTTAGAAAATAATATTGTTGATACACTTTCTAAATGGTTACCATATGTAAATGTAGAAACTATTAATATCCAGCAATCAAACGAATTTAAAGATAATAATAAGGTTGAAGTATCAGTTTCATTTAGAGTATCAGATACACAGATATTAGATACGGTAACTTTTAATGTACAAACATAATGGCTATAACAACAATAAATAAGAATTTTAAAAATAAAGGAAAGGATATAAAATATCTTAATAAAGATTTTGCAGCATTTAGAGCAAATCTTATTGATTTTACAAAAAATTATTTTCCAAAGACCTATGGTGATTTTAACGAATCATCTCCTGGTATGCTTTTTATTGAAATGGCATCATATGTAGGTGATGTTTTAGCATATTACACCGATGATACATTGAAAGAATCATTAATGCCATACGCAGAAGATATTCAAAGTATCATAGCTCTTGCACAATATTTAGGATATAAACCAAAAGTAACGGCACCAGCGGTAACAACTTTGTCAGTTTATCAGTTAGTACCATCTATTGGGGTTGGTGCTAGTAATATACCAGATGATAATTTTTATTTAAAAGTAAAAGAAGGAATGGTTGTTGCAAATAAATCTGGTACTGTTCAATTTATAACAACCGATATGGTGGATTTTTCAAATGAAATCGATAGAGAGACGACCATATATCAAAGAGATGTACTTACGGGTGAGCCTACGTTTTATTTAATAAAAAAATATGTACAAGCGATATCAGCCGTAAGAAATCAAAAAGAAGTGACCTTTGGAAGTTATGAAAATTTTAGAACAATTGATTTGCCAGAAACAAATGTAATTGATATATACGATTGTAGAGATTCTAATAATAACAAATGGTATGAAGTACCATATTTAGGGCAAGAAATGATATTCATCGATTACCCAAATACTGAAGCCAACGATTCAGACCTTTATCAGTTTAAATCAACGGTACCATATATTTTAAAAACAATAAAAACACCAAAAAGATTTACAACTAGAGTAAATCAAGATAGTACAATTACAATTGAATTTGGTGCGGGAGACCCAACAGCATCTGATGAACAATTAATTCCAAATCTTAAAAACGTAGGATTGGGGTTACCAAATTCTATTAAAAGATTAGATGAATCATTTGACCCAACTAATTTTTTAAAAACAAAAACATATGGTACTTCTCCATCTAATACAACAATGACTGTAAAATATTATACAGGTGGGGGTATTAGTTCAAACGTTGCAGCGGGAGAATTAACGAGAATTAATGGAGTTGAATTTGAAGAAAGTTTAAGTTCTTTTACAAGAGCTCAACTTTCACTTTATAATTCTGCAAAAAATTCATTAGCAGTTGATAACGATGTACCTGCAGTTGGTGGTAGAGGAGGTGAAACTTTAGAAGAAATTAGACAAAATGCATTAGCAAATTTTGGAGCTCAAAATAGAGCAGTAACTGCAAAAGATTATCAAATCCGTGTATTATCAATGCCATCAAAATATGGAGCTATAGCAAAAGCATATGCTGTTGCCGATGGGACATTAGATAACAATTCACCTTCATCCATATTAGCATCACCAAACAATTTACAAGAATTTACTGATTTAGTATTAGATTTTGTAAACAAACCAGATGATTTAGAACCAACTGAGCAAGAAATAAAACAACAAATTACTAGATTTTTAATTGGTAAAACTTCAAACGAAAATGAAAAAAATAATCCGTTTGCTATTAACCTTTATTTATTAGGATATGATATAAATGGTAATTTGACAAATTTAAATAGAGCGGTAAAAGAAAATCTTAAAACATATCTTAACGAATACCGAATGTTAACAGATGGTATAAATATGAATGATGGTTTTATAATTAATATTGGGTTAGAATTTGAAATTATAACATATCCAAATTATAATAAAAATGAAATATTAACAAAATGTATAAACGAAGTAAAAGATTTCTTTAGTATAGACAATTGGCAATTTAATCAAACTATTAATTTAAATGAAATTGAATTGTTATTAGCAAATGTAGAAGGAGTTTCATCTGTTCCATCTGTGAAAGTTACAAATAAGTGTGGTGGTAGATATTCACCAAATTCATATAATATCGAAGCGGCAACTAAAGATAAAATTGTATATCCATCATTAGACCCTTCAGTTTTTGAAATTAAGTTTCCTAGTGGGGACATAAAAGGCAGAGTAAGATAATGGCATACTATTTATTAACAGCATCAAAAGATGCAACAGTCTATCTCCAACAACCAAACCAAAATACAGGTTTAGATGAGATATTAGAAATAAGCAAATTATATTATGGTAATGTAAAAGATATATCTCATGCATTGCTAAAATTTGAAGTAGGATACCTATCGGCATCGATATCTAATAGTACAATACAATTAGATGAAGCAACTCTTATTTTAAAAGAAACAAAAACCGAAGAAATTCCTTTGGAATATACAATTTTTGCAAATGCAATTTCGGGAAGTTGGGAAATGGGTATTGGTACTAGGTTTGATAATATATCAACACAGGGTGTAACTTGGAATTATAGAGAAGGAGATTCTAAGTTAGATTGGTTAGAAAATAATTTTAATTCATTTACATCGGCTAGCCAAAATAATGGTGGTGGTGGTACTTGGTGGACTCAATACGAAGCATCACAATCATTTAGCTATCAAACTGCTGATATTGATATGAATGTAAAATCTTTATTAAAAAGCTGGATGAGTGGTTCTATAAAAAATGATGGTATTATATTAAGACACGCATTTAATAAAGAAGTTGATACGCAAGATTATGGTGCAATAAAATTATTTAGTAAAGAAACAAACACTATATATCAACCAAAAATTAGAATAGGCTGGGATGACCAATCATTTATAACTGGTTCATTAAACGCATTAACTTCGGAAGATATAAAAGTTGGAGTTACTAATTTAAAAGCAGAAGTTAAAGTTGGAACTACGCCAAAAATAAGAATATTTACTAGAGAATTATATCCTATTAAAACTTTTGTTAAACAATTTACATATAGTACATTACATTATTTACCAGCAACATCATATTATCAAATTAAAGATTATACATCGGATGATATTATTATTCCGTTTTCTGATTATTCAAAAATTAGCTGTGATGAGAATGGTAATTATATAAATTTAAATCTTTCGAATTGGGAAGCGGATAGAACATATAAAATAGAATTTAAAGTAACTATTGATGGTAATACTCAATATTTTGACGATGATATAACATTTAGAATTGTAAAAAATTAAAATGGCAAAAACAGGATTACAAAATGAAGCATTAATAAGTGAACTTTTAATAAGTGGTTCTAGTTCACCTATCATTTCTAAAAATGAGTTTGGTGTTTACTCATTTTTTCAAGAAAATAGGACTGATGGTGTCATATCTGGACAATTAACAAGACCAAAGTATAATGAAACTGAATTAGTAAAATCTGTTGATACTGTAATATTTGAATTACTACCACCAGAAGCGCCTCCATTTGATGATAGAGTTCCAAGACCAATATATAACGAAGTAACTCAATCTGTAATTGATTTGACAGAACAGGTGATAGACCTTACTACTTTAGTTTTTGAATTGAGAGCTAAAGTACAAGATGTAGAAATAGTATCTGAAAGTTTGAGAGTTGATGTAGATTTACAAAATTTAAATGTAGCTGCAGCACAAAATCAGACTCAACAGGTAACAACAAAAATTACAAGTACAATAACTGAATTACAAAACTCTATACAAAAAGGAGTAGCGGAAGCAATTCAAAGAGTTTCTTTATTTGCAAGAAATCAGGCATTAGAACAAGAATTAACTATATTGAGAGACACTCTATTTGGTAAACAAGCTAAACAAGCGGAAGGTTCAAAAGTTACCGATGATGTAGCTGCTAAAGTATTAAATAAAAGCGACGAAAAATATGCGGATATTGTATTTAGAGGTAGAGCAAAAGATGATGGTAATGGTTCATTTATAAACGGACCAGATATCCAACTTAAAAACTTTACCAAAGATAAACTTACCGTTAGTTTTAAATTTGATGGTGGTAATGCATCTGCATTTAATAAAATTTCAGATGTTACATTGGAGGCGGGTGAGGAAAAGGTAATTAAAGTAACAACAAATAAAAAAGGAGTTGACGGGTACAAACCTTCATCTGGATTTGGGACTTCTGGTGACAAAGAACATACTGGTAATTTAATAGTTAAATCACCAAAAGGAAGTATAACATTTACAACTTCTATTCAAAAAATGAGGGGTACTAACTTTACTCCATAATCGGTGAGATAAAAATAAATAAAGATGGCGATAAAAACGTTTAAAGATATTATAAACAACAAAGGATATCGAGTTAGTTCAGATGATAGAAAAATATTTGAAGAAGGAAATCTGCAATCATTTTTTGGACTCGGTGATTCCGATGCAATTGAATTTATTGTATATGATTCAAACGATAATCAGTTGCCACAAAAAGCTGTAAATGGGAAAACCGTTAGATATGTACCATTGACAAGTAGTAACATAAGTGATTATATTTTAATAGCAGAAGGCACGGTTCTTCAAAAATTTCAATTTCCAAATGAATATTTTATAGATGCGGAAAGATTACTAAGGGAAGCAGGATATGATAATGGTATTTTTAAAACACAGGTTACACTAATTAATAAAAGAGTTGGTTCTGATTCGGAGGATGATAAATTATGGATTTCTGAAATATCACCATCTAGAACGGAAGTAAGATTATTTCCTATTAAAAATGCAAAAGTAAAATATCCGGAATTAGAAGAAAGATTCGCATTATTTGTATCTAATAAAGACTTTAGAGATGATACGATAATTGAGGCTTTCAAAGTAATTGAGCAAATAGATTCAAATATAATTGGTACATATTTAAAAACAAAATATGGTGAAAATTGGGTTAGTAAAATGGGTGGTGAATTTAAAATAAAAAACTTTGATGAATTTACAAATAGAATTAATACAAAATTCAGAGAAGCGGCATCTTATGAACTTACTAATAGAATATCCGATATCAATGATGTAAATTACGGTAAACGTAAACAAACAAAAACTCCATTAACTTTATCATCTAATGCTATTGTAGAAATGTGTCAAAGATTAATTACAAGTGTAATTAATTTTTATTTACCAAAACAAGATTTAATATCTACTGCAGAATTTGATGAGGGAATAAATGAAAGTTTTGACGAAGTTGGTCAAATAACACAAACTAGAGAAAGTGATTTATTAATAGATACTTCAAATCCTGTTATAAACACAAAGAAAACAAAAACATTTGTAGAAAGTAATAAAGAATTAGAATTAAAAAAGATAATAGCAAAAGAAAAACCGTTTCCAACATCGGGAACACTTCTTTCGGAATTTTGTCAAGGGTTTGATTTATTTGGTAAATACGCGGATGGTAAAGGTGGAGAATATACTGCTTTAATTGCAGCTAATTCAACACAATGTGGATATAGTACACCTGATGGTCAAAGTGGTAGTGATGGTTCTGGTGGTGGTTCTGGTGGTGGAGGTGGATTAGGAGGTGATGACCCGATTGGTAATCCTGAAGATGGGGGATTCGGTAGACCTAATTTAGGAGCTGCTGGTCAAGGTAAAAATCGTAATAACGCACAAAGATAAAATATAAACAAATACAATTGTATAATAGATGATAGCAGTAGAAGAAATATTAAGCGATGGTGGTTTAGGCGGCGGAAGCGGTGGTGGTCAAGGTGGTGGAACTGGCGGCGGTGGAACTGGCGGCGGTGGAACTCCTCCTGTTATGGTCTATCTTACCGATAAACCAAACACACCTTTAAGCAATTTCTTAGGAAAATTACAAATAAAATGTGTACTCGGTGATATTCTTTCAAAAACGTATTCTGGTGAAAAAATACAAGCATCGATTTATATAAATGAACAACCATCTGGATTAGTAAGTCCAAGTGAAATTAAATTATCTGCAAGAGATATTTTTAACAATGGGGATTATAATATTAAAGTAGTTGGAAACGGTTATAAAAATAGTGTTGAAAACTATGTTATAACATTAATACCGAGTCCAAATTATAATGTTAACGATAACCCTGTTTATACGGCAATCCCTTTTTCAGAAGAAGGAAAAACAAATAATTTAAAAATTATAGGATTATCTAAATTTGAATTTTTACCAACAATAGATGAAAATAATCCAGAGTACGGAAACACTAATTTTTATGAGTTTAAAATAATACATTATATAAATGGTATTGTGCAACCGGAAACGATTGCAGAAATTGATAAAGATATTACGTTTATTTTAGAAAAAGCCGGCTCCACGAATGATGGTGATGATAATTTAGGTGATGTACAAACATTGACGGTTGCGTTAACTGGTGCAGAGGGTAGTGCTCAATTACTTATTGATAATGCAGATGGAACTGCTGGAGAAACAGTTACACTTAAATCAGGTGTTAATAGTATAACAACATTAATAGGTAAAATTGTTACAATAAAAAGTAATTCAGTAGGAAATACTATATCAAGAATAACAGAAATAGCAGTATCAGCGGATGGTTATACAGGTGAAAAATTATTAGCAGTAACCGATACGGAATCGGTTAGTACTAAGATAACAATAGATAAAACATATGTAGTTGATATTCAGACAGAAACTATACCGGTAATATCATTGGATAAACCTTCTATAAGTTTTGTAAACCCGGATTTAAATAGAAAACATAACATAAATTCTGGAATTGATGCGTACATTGGAATTTATAAAAATGAGTTTACGGAAGGAGTAAGGGTTAAGTTTGCAAACGAAGAAATTACATATTCAGACTTAGCGGCGGGTGAATCTGCGGTAATTTCTATACCTTTGGCCAAATTACCAACCGTAGGTAAATATAGGATAATTATAGTACCATTTGGTAGTAGAAACGCAATCGCGGCGCTTACTCAATCTGGCAACGATGGAGACCCAATTGAATTAATATTAAATGTAGTATCTGAAACTTATGTTGGTGTACCTGATATTAGAAATATAAATTATCCAATATTAATAAAGGGTCCAGATTATGTAGGTACAAATGTAAATTTTAAAATTAGTTATGAATCGGTAAGTACCGATTATGTAAGAATATCTGTATTAGGAAGTTCTCAGCACACACAAGCTACAGCTGCAGGAAATGTAACATTAAATTATCAACAATTACTTAATTCACCTGGTGCACAATATACTGAAAGTGATGGTTTAATATCATTGACATTAAAATTAGTACCATATAATGAACAAGGAAACGAAGTTGTTGTTGGTAAAGAAGAATTTATTACAATACAATTTGATAAAAGTGAATTAACTATACCAAGAAATGTAGTTATTAATAGATTAGTTGATGGGTTTATATCACAATTAAATACCGCATCTCTAGTAGATGAATCATCGAAATATTTAAATCACTTATTACATTTACCAAACGATAATAAATTAATTACAACTTGGTTGGGTAGTGAGGGTTCTTTAATTTTAAAATTATATGAGCCATTATCAACTGCAATACAACCAAATCAACAGGTATGGATTTCTAAATTACAGTCAGACCCAATTATAGAAACAATAAATATAACTGGTGAAAATGCAAGTTTTTGTCCTCCATTAAAAGGTCCTAATTTTTCATTGGAAGAAAATAATGGAGTTGCATATCAGATATTGGATGATTTGATTGCAAGTGGTTCAATAACTTCAAACGATATAGTTAATAATTATTTAGAAGGAACAAATGTTAATACTACTAAATTAAATTTACAATATGTAAGTGGTTCGGATTATACATTTAAATCTTTTTCGCACTTTGGTTCGGCGGAAGAAAGAGCGGCTAATTTCTTTTACAAAGTAAAATTATTAGAAACTTACAAAGCAAAGTATGAGGCATTAATAGCAACAACGTTTATCCCACCGTATGATGGATATAATGGTGGTATTTTAACAGAAAATGGATTTCAAGTAATAACTGAAGATGGTCTATTTGATGTTCAATGGGAAATTGCACAATCAAGTGGTGTAAATCAAGCCGGCGAAGCTAAAAAAGTATTAAATACAATAAATGGTATTTTAAGAAATTTTGATGGATTTGAAAACTTTTTATACAAATCAAATAACAATTTAGCATATCCAAAAGTATTATATGTACATCCAATTACGGGATTAGGAACACTTATTTTAAGGGATACAACGCACGCAAGTGTTACTGCATGGTATAACGCATTAATTGATGAAGCGGCAAATTATGATAAATACAATCCTAATTATTTAGTAAATAATATACCTGAATTTATTAGAGAAGATTATAATAACAATGATTTTATAGTTTTCTTAGATATGATTGGTCAACACTTTGATATAGTATGGGCTTATGTTAAAGCATTGGATAATAATAAAATATTAGAACATAAACAAATCAATGGTTTATCAAATACATTGGTTTCTCAAATGCTTCAATCGTTTGGATGGAATCCTAAAAACGCTTTTAATTCACCATTCTTATGGGAATATGCATTTGGCAAAACAAAAGATGGATTCCAAAAATATGGAATGCCATTATCTGAAGCCAATGATGAAGTTTGGAGAAGAATATTAAATAACTTACCTTATTTGTTAAAACACAAAGGTACTGCAAGAGCTATGAAAGCTATTATGGCTTGTTATGGTGTACCACAATCTATGTTAACAATAATGGAATTTGGTGGACCACAAGACCCAACGCAAGGTGGCACTAGTAAATTTACATTTGATGATAGAACCGCTGCATTTTATTTAAAAGGAGATTTAAATGGAAATGGTAGTTCGAATATTAAAGTTCCGTGGCATGAAATAAATAATGTTGATTATCCTAATTCTATTGAATTTAGAATATTACCAAATGAATTACCAACACCAATCTATACTTTAATAAGTGGTAGTGAATGGACTTTAGATTTAGTACAAACTACCGGTTCTTTTGGTAAATTAGAATTAAACTTTGGTGGAGATATTTCAAATAGTACATACTTTGAAGAACCATTTGCAAGCGGTTCTCCAGTGGTAACAACAGTTTATATATCACCTGAATCAAGTGGAGTTTATGCATATGGACCTGATTTGAAAACTGGAAGTTTGGATTTCCCAATTTCAACAGAACATTATTCACAAGTTGTAATTAATAGACATAATAGTCCTGATTCTTCTTCTTGGTTTGAAGTATGGTGGGGAACGAGTGATGGACAGAGAATTATAACATCAGTTAGTATGTCCATTCAAACTGATGATACACAATGGGAAACCGGTTCTTATTTACAAATTGGTGGTAATGGGTTTGAAGGAAATTTAGATGAAGTAAGATTATGGAGAGTTCCATTACAAAGAAGTAAATTTGAAAATCATACATTATTTCCAGATGCAATCAATGGTAACGATTTTGATTCATCGACAAAAGATTTAGTATTCCGTTTGGATTTTGAATATCCTAAAGATAGAGTATTAGACCCTTATGTTAAAAACGTTTCAATTAATGAAATATATGGGGAAGGTTCTGCAACCGCAAGTAATATGTGGGTTAATCCAACATACCCATATCAGTATATTCCGTATGATAGAACTGTAACGGCTAATGTTCCATCTTTAGGATTTAATTATTCTAATAAAGTAAGATTTGAATCCGCATCATTGGTTACCGATTTATCTTATAAAACAAGAGCAACTAAAAAAGCATTTGACCAGGCCCCGATAGATACGAATCGTTTGGGATTATTCTTTTCTCCAATTAAGGAGTTGAATATGGATATCTTAAAAGCATTTGGTGATTTTAATATAGATAACTACATAGGAAATCCATCGGATGAATATAGAACAACTTATAAAGAATTAGATACATTAAGACATTATTATTTTGAAAGATTAGATAACAGAGATATCTACGAATATATACGATTGGTTAAATATATTGATAGGTCTTTATTCGATACTTTAATTGAATTAGCGCCTGCAAGAACTAATGTAGTAAAAGGATTATTGATTGAACCACACTTTTTAGAAAGAAGTAAAATTAAGTGGACAAAACCTGTATCCGAAAGAAATGACTTTGAATCAATTATTGATACAAAGAGAAACATAACTACTACATCCGATTATTTGGTAGAAGAAGCTAACTTAGATGTAGATAATATCAGTCAATTAGCAGGTGAATTAAATAATTATGATTCAGTTATTGATATAGTCGATACATCGATAATAGGTCAAAGTATAATGTATAACGGTGAAATTTTAAATTCTGTAAAACCAGAACTTGAAGCGAGTGCACCGTTTTTTGATACCAAAATACAATGTCCAATTGGTGCTAGTTTAGTTGGTGAAGCCGATTCAATGACATTTACCGAAATTGGAATGGACCCGAATTCTTTAGCAAATAGAGGATTTGGTTTATACTCAAAGAATGGTGTTTCAAAAATTAATTATTTTGATAATATTTTTGGAAACCACACCTCAAGTAGAAGTAACGTATATGTTGTAAAAGAACAATATACTCAAAAAATAAACACTCAAGTTAAGGGGTGGCCAGTAAATGGAGCAGCTTTAAATGAGCCTGTGAGATACGAAAAAGTTCCAGTTACATTATATAGGTATAGAGTTTCAACTTTACCATTTAGTGGAAGTATAACGATTGGCAATGATGTTGCCGAAGTACAAACTTTTAAAGGATATTTACCAACTCACTACAAATATGTAAATAATTTATCTGAAGGATTAAGACGTTCGTATTTTAAAGGGTCTGTTCAAAATTCATCAACCACACCGGATGGATTAAGTGCGGTAGAAACATTTATAACAAATCCTAATATTCTTAAAGTTGCTAAGACTGGTAGAGGTAGTGGAGAGCCGATTTTGGAAGTTGATTAATTTTAAGAAACGGTTATAGAAATTAATAATTGAAAATAATAATTGGTTATATTTATATTTTAGAAATAAAGAATTAAAAAATAATATCAAATGGCATATTTAGATAACACAGAAATCACAGTAGATGCAATTCTTACCAAAAAAGGAAGACAAAAATTAGCATCTGGACAATCTTTGAACATTACAAAGTTCGCTTTAGGAGATGATGAGATTGATTACACACTATATGAACCGGCTCACCCAAAGGGTTCGGCTTATTACGATTCAGCAATTAGAGCTATTCCTGTAACGGAAGCAAGTCCTGATGAAACTCAAGTATTAAGATATAAGTTAGTAACCCTTCCAAAAGGAACTACTCAAATCCCAACTGTAAGATTGGGTGTACCTTCAATTAGTGTAAATCAAAGTGAAGGGGCGGTTGGATTGTTACCAACTACATCACCTGCAGGAAATGCAAGTACTGGATATACTATGGTATTAGCAGACCAAAGAGCAGGTACGTTGACAGTAACTAGAGGAGCAAGTGGAACAGGTAATACATTGTTCTTAGGAGATGAAATAACAACAACTGCTCAGGTTGTAACTGGTTTGGAATTCCGTTTCACACCAAATCCAGGATTAACGTTGGATGTATCTACAACCATTACCGTATATGGTAATGAAACTGGAGGTTCTCAAACTATACCTGTGATTGTAACATATAAAGCATAATAAAAAGATATAACAAATGGCACTAATTAATGACCCAAATATAACCTCCCAGATAGCAGCATTAGCTAATACTGGGACGGTAGATTCAAATCAACTTGTAACACTTTTAAATTCGGTATTACCTGCAGGACAACAAATATCAACTGTTGGAGCACAAACAACCGGTATTTACAAAAGATTTGGTGAATTTGATAAAGTAAACGCAAAAATAGAAATTGTAACAACTGGACTATGGTCTGGTGATTCTGGTTCTTTAAATAGTGCATTTACATCATCTATACAAATAGCACAACAAAGTGGACAATATTATTACAATGTGTATGACTTATCACCGGCAACTACCGATGAAGAAGAAGTTCAATTTGCAATAGCTTATGGACACGTTGATGGTAGTGGTTCTGCGGCTTTATCAGTTGATGATAATTCATTGTTAGCAACAAAAGCAACATACGCACAATATAAATCAATGTTGTTAGACCCAATCGATTCTAAATTTAATTTTGATAATTCAACTAATATTGCAACTGATGCAAATGGTTGTTATTTCATAAACTTAGCTAGAAATAGATTTAGAGAAAGTATGGATGCGGGTAACTGGTCATTAAAACTTTCTGGTTCTAATGGATTATTTACATTCATTGATAATAGTGGTAAGAAATTCGGAGATACTTATGGATTAGCTGGTAACGTATTTAAAGTAGTTTCTGGTTCATTAGAATTAGGAACTCAAAGTGAAGCAACAATTAAACATTCTGCAGATATAGCTACTGATTTAAAACCAGCACATTCAGCGACTGGTGAGGGATTTGGAGAATTCTATCCTGAAAGAGGTATTATAGTTCTTAATGCTAGAGCAATAGGAAACGTAGTTGGTAATGTTGGTGAAGTTGGATTCCTAAATACTGGTAGTTTACAAGGTGGTATAGCAACAACGCACGAAGCATATAACCAAAAATTACTATTCTACGCAATTAAAAAAGGTGGTGATTTTGAAGCACGTAGAACTGAAAACATTTCTACACAACACTTCTTTGTAAGAGCAACGAATAGAGAATTTAACTATTCTAATAACCCTACATATGTAGATGCTAATGGATTCTTTACCGAACCAACATTTGAAACTGACCCTCAAACATTTGTTACAACTGTGGGTCTTTATAATGATTCAAACGAATTGATTGCTGTGGCAAAAACTTCTCAACCAATTGTTAAATCATTTGATAAAGAAGTTTTAATTAAAGTTAAACTTTCATTCTAATCAATAATTATTTTAGATAAAATGATAAGCCCCCTAATCAAAGGGGGTTTTTCATTTATAGAATATTTATACAAAAGAAAATAATAGATGTTAAAACAAATTCCAAAATCCGATATTATAGTAAGACCTCTCAAAGTTTATAAAGAATGGAGATTGGATGAAAATGATATTAATCCTATTTTTGCTAAAAGTGGGAGTATTGGAGACTATGATGCAGAAATTGAAGAAAAATCATATGGATATTCTAAAATAAGTTTATTTCGTTCAATAAAAGCACAATTTTATTTAAATCCAGAAACATCTTCAATGATAACTGAAGTTGGAAGAAGAAGGTCATACACTTCAAAAAACGAAAGAGTTTTACAAGAACAAATGGCAGTTTTTTCAATTCCACAATCTTATTATGGTGAAGGTATAAAGCCAGGTACTGTTGTGTTAACCAACGATGCAACTTCAAAAACATTTACCGATGATAGTTATTCAAATTTGATAGATTCTGGTAGTAATGTAGCTGGTAATATTTTTTATGATAGGGGATTAGTTGTTTTAACTAGAGATATAACGAGTGGTTCTGATGCTGGAAATTTAACTCAATTTACTTTGGATTTTCGTTCTACAAAAACAATATATGAAAATGAAATATTCATACCAGTATTAGAGGGAGAATTTAATTTTTCACAAAATCCATCAGCAGTATATGAAGATGGTGCTAAAAAAGTTAGAATAACCACAAGTAGAGCTGAATCACTACGAAAAAAACCAAATGATTTAGTTACTACTGATTATTATGATGCTGGAATTAAAAATGTAAGAAATTCAAAATATGCTTATGTTTCTAAATTAGACCCTACTAAATTTGGTAGTTTTGATGATTATGAATATAGTGGTTCAATAGACCCAACCGGTTCTTATTTAGCTCCATATATTACAACAATTGGGTTGTATGATGACTCATTATCGTTACTAGCCGTTGCAAAATTACCACAACCAATTAAATCAGAACCAAACTATCCAGTTAATTTTATAATACGTTTCGATACATAGCGTTATATTTATACTAAATAAACACATATAAAAATGGCAAGCATTATTGATATATACACAAAATCAATTCCTAAAACAGGAGTAGCTAATATTAAAGGTGGAGATAAAACTCCAATAAATGCGGATGGTGGGTTAAACCTATCAACCGATGAAACTAAACTTAGCAAAGCTAGAAAAGGTGCAGTGAATACTACAAAAAAGTATTCAGAACTTTTCAAAAAATAATCAATGAGTTGGAAATTTAATGGAAATATTGTTACGGAGGAAAACACACCGGAAGGTGCAGTTGGGTTTGTCTATAAAATGATACACATACCAACTGGTAGATTTTATATAGGGAAGAAATCCCTAAATCAGGTTCGAAGATTGAAGCCCCTTAAGGGTAAGACTAGAAAGAGAGTTGTTAGAAGTGCTTCCGATTGGGAGAAATACTATTCATCAAACGAATGGATTAAGTCCGAAGTAAAAGAAGGTAGAGCTGGTGATTTTGAAAGAGAAATTATCCAGTTTTGCTTTTCAAAGAAATCCTTATCATATTACGAAATTAAATGGCAGTTTCATTACGATGTACTTGCCAATGACCAAGCAATAAACGAAAACCTTATGGGAAAATTCTTCCGTAGGGATATTATAAACCCATAGTTATGACAATACCTCAAATCGCACATAAGTACGGAATCTCCGAAGCTTATTTAAACGCAAAAGATGATGCACTTCAAATTGCAGCAGCATCGTTAGTAGACCTTAAAGGGATGGTAACCAATAATGTACCAAGAGAGCAAATTGCTAACAAATTACAATTTTTAGCAGACTTCCTTTATGATGTAAAGAATTCCAACCATTAATTAGGTTATATCGGATAAATTTCGTATATTTGTGATAATAATATCCAAACTATGCTATCTGGTAGGAATAAATTACAAATAATTACAATATTAGATTCTACACTCGGAGTAGGTTCATCCTTAAAGGGAAACGAACAGGCACACCATTGTCCATTTTGTAATCACCACAAAAAGAAACTTCAAGTCAACTTAGATACTCAAAGATGGCACTGCTGGGTATGTGATTCTAAAGGTAGAAGTATATATTCTCTACTCCGCAAACTCAATGTAGATGTTAGGGACCTGAATAAGGTTAGAGATGTATATGGAGATGAACCTGAATACGATTCTAAAGAAGAATATGTAGTTAAGTTACAACTACCAAAAGAATTCAAACAATTGTACTTTTGTCCAAAAAGTATCAACCCCGCTTATAATCAAGCCCTTCACTATTTAAATAAAAGAAATATCACAAAAGCTGATATCGTAAAGTATAACATCGGATATTGTGAAGATGGGTTATATGGTGGTAGGGTTATTATACCTTCTTACGATGACAATGGTGACCTTAATTATTTCGTAGCTCGTTCTTTTTATGAAGATGAGAAAATGAAATATAAGAATCCGCCAATTAGTAGAGATGTAATTGTGTTTGAGAATCAAATAAATTGGAACGAACCAATTATTTTAGTAGAAGGTGTATTTGATTCATTTTCAGTAAAAAGAAATGTAATTCCATTATTAGGTAAGTTCTTACTTAGCAAGTTAAAAAACAAAATTATGGAAAAGGGTGTTACGGATGTAACAATTATGTTAGATTCCGATGCCGTAGATGATTCTACTAAACATACCGAATGGTTTATGAAAAATGGGATTAAAGTAAAAAATATTATACCAACTGATAAAGATGCTGGTGAAATGGGATTTAAAAAAGTAAACGAATTATTGAAAGGAGCTAAAGAAACCGGATGGGATGACTTAGTCCTATCCAAACTAAATAATATATGAGTAAATTAAAAAGAATTTATCATATTGCGGATATACACATTCGTAATGTAAAAAGACATAAAGAATTTAGAGAAGTATTCTACTCTATGTTCGATGAGATTAAGAAAAGAGGAACTGAAGATTCTATTATTTATTTGGCAGGTGATATTGCACACGCTAAATTGGAAATGTCACCTGAATTACTAAAAGAAATAAGTTGGTTATTAACGGAGTGTACAAAACATTGTGAAACTATTCTTATTGCGGGCAATCACGATTGTAATATGAATAATTCGGATAGATTGGATGTACTTACTCCAATTGTAGACGCATTAAAATTACCAAACCTACATTATTTAAGAGATACTCAAGTTTACGGAATAGGTGATGTGGATTTCGCAGTATTCAGTATATTTGATAACAAAAATAATTGGCCTAAAGCCAATACATTATTTGCAAACAAAAAGATTGCACTATTTCACGGACCAGTTGATAACTCTCAAACCGATATTGGATATGTAGTATCTTCACGTCACTTTACAACTGATATGTTTGATGGGTATGATTTGGCCTTATTAGGAGATATCCATAAAAGACAAGAAATGATATCACCATCTGGTTGTAAGGTGGTGTACGCTGGTTCTTTGGTACAACAAAATTTTGGTGAGACATTAGATAAGCATGGATTCTTAGTTTGGGATTTAGATACAATGACCTATGAGGAAGTTGATATTCAAAATGATTATGGATATTATACTATGGATATCATAAATGGTATAGTACCAGATGTAATTAATTTACCAAAGTTTCCAAGACTTAGAGTAAGATTTTCTGATACAGATGCCGCAGATACAAAGCGAGCAATAACTGAAATCAAAATAAAATATGGAGTTGAAGATTTTACAATCATAAAAACTGATAGTTTAGCAAAGAAAAAAACTGGCGATAGAGATAACCAATTAGAACTTGAAGATATTACGGATGTTAATTATCAAAACTCTTTAATAACAGATTATATACAAAGGATGATGCCATTTGTAACACCGGAAGATATATTAGGAATCCAATCATTAAATAAAGAAATTAATAGTAAGATAGTAATAGATGATTTAACCCGAAATGTACAATGGAAGCCGGCAAGGTTTGAATTCTCTAATATGTTTTCCTATGGTGAAGATAATATAATTAATTTTGATAAGGTTAGCGGACTAATGGGATTATTCGCACCAAATGCTAGCGGAAAATCATCCCTATTTGATGCGATATCATTTTGTTTGTTTGATAGATGTAGCAGGACATTCAAAGCAAGTAATATACTAAATAATCGTAAATCAGACTTCCATTGCCAATTGGACTTTAACGTAGAGGGAATCCCCTACTATATAAGGAGAGAAGCAAGGATGGTTAATAATGGAAGGAACGTTAAAGTAGATGTTCAATTCTGGAGGGTAAAAGACGGTATAACGGAATCCCTTAATGGAACTGAAAGGAGAGATACTAACTCCATCATCGAACAATACGTTGGTAGGTATGAAGACTTTGTACTTACTGCATTATCCCTTCAGGGAAACAATACCTTATTCATTGATAAATCACAATCTGAAAGGAAAGACCTGATGGCCCAATTTATGGGGTTGGATATATTCGATAAGTTATATGAGGCTGCTAATGAAGACATTAAGGAAGTGAGTGCACTTATCAGAAATTTCAAACGTACTGATTTTACAACCGAATTAGCGACAAAAGAAACCGACCTAAAGGAATCAAAAAAAATTGTAAACGAGTTAGAGATAACCCTTAAAGATTTGAATAAAAAAAAGGAGGGAATCCAAAATCAAATATCTGACCTAAAGGAATCGCTAACTCCAATCGATAGTCGATTAGAACTATCCACATTAGAGGCAGCGAAGGGCAGCATTGAGAGCAAATTGGTAACTAATAGAAAGGATAGAGAAGATAAAGAAGTTAAGATAAACGAATACCAGACACTTTTAAATGAAGTATCACAATCCATAAATCAACATTCGGAAATAAATGGATTATCAATAGATGATGCTAAAAAAGAGTGGGATTTAGCAAAGGGTAAAATTGCAGATGTACAACAACAAATAGATAAATTGGAATCACAATACGAATCTAATTTAGATAAGTTGAAACATTTGGAACAACATGAATATGACCCTAATTGCCAGTATTGTATGAATAACGTATTCGTTAAGGATGCAATTGCTACTAAAGAAATTGTTAAAACACAAGAATCTCAATTAGAAACTCTTAATATCGGTCATCATGCTTTAATCAAAGCAACTGAACCTTTTGCAGATGTTGAAGATGTATGGAGTAGTTTAATAGAACTTCGTAACAAATATCAAAAAGGTGAAATCATTATACAAAAAACACAAGCGGAGTGGGATGGTTTAGGAACTCAATACGAACTTTTAATAACACAACTTTCGGGAATAAAAGCCGATATTAATAGATACAATGCAATATCGGAAACCATATTACAAAATAAAGAAATAAATGAACGTATTAAAACTTTAGAAATTCAAAAAAAGGAATTTGATAAAGATATTTTAGATACAAATAAAAAGATTTTACAAAAAACTGGTGAAATTGGTTCTATTGATTCATTTATTAATACCACTAAAGCAAAGATACGTGAAGTAAAGGATTTAGAAAATAAAAATACACTTTACACTTATTATTTAGATGCGGTAAAAAAGGATGGAGTACCGTACGAACTTATTTCCAAAGCAATGCCTGTAATTGAAAACGAAGTAAACAACATATTAGCACAGGTTGTAGATTTCTCACTCTCAATGGATACTGATGGTAAAAATATTAATGCAAAACTTGTCTATGAAGACCAAGAGTGGACATTGGAAATGGGTAGTGGTATGGAAAAATTTATTAGCGGATTGGCAATCAGAGTTGCACTTATAAACATATGTGGATTACCTCGTCCAAACTTCTTAGTAATAGATGAAGGGTTTGGTACATTGGATGCAGATAACCTATCTTCATTGTTTATGATGATGCAGTATCTTAAAACTCAATTCGATTTTATTTGGGTTATTTCTCACTTAGAACAAATGAGAGATATTGTAGACGGGTTGATAGAAATAAAAAAAGAAAACGGATTTTCTAAGATTAAATTTTAGATGTAACCGGTAATATATTTTTAGGTGTGGTCTTATTTAAAGACTGCACCTTTTCTTTTATAAGGGTTTCCACTAACCCATTTATCTTATAACCCTTCTCTTTACAAAATTCTTTTAGTACTTGATGAATTTCAGCATCAATTTGTATCATAGCGTATTTTTTCATATACTTCTTTAGTTTTATTTAGTATTCTTTAGTTTTTATTAATTATAAATATTAAACCTAATATTTATTAACAAATAATCATAGAATCAAATGCCGATAATAAAAAAATATGCTGAAACATTAACAGCACCATTAACAAATTATAATACGTTTTTGGTGGATGATAACCCCAATTCAACTTATTTCAAAGTAACTGAATTTGCCGATGTATTTACTGGTGGTAAAAATGGGTTTTTAATTGAAGGTTCTCCATATCTAAAAGAAACAACTGAAATAAAAATTCAAATATTAGATGTTAACGGAGACCCAATCTATTATGAGCCTGGTAATGGTATTCCTGAATACTATGAGGGATTATCAAAATTAATTGCAGTTTATGTTTATGAAGATACTCCAATTGGAGAAGCTAAGATTACAATTTTAGGAGAAGCAAAAAATTATATAGATGCAGATGGGATAACACAAGAAATCCCAGATGAGTGGAAAAGTGTTTATAACTTAAAATGGGAAAAAACATTTAAAGTAAACCGATTACTTTCCAATGAAGATAAAGTTAGATTTTATAAAAGACCGGTTGTTAATATTACCGAAATAGTAAAACCAATATTTTCAAACGTTGTTGCACAAAAAATACAAACGGGTTCGGTAAATGGTACATCTCAAACACCCATAGCCGGACAAACATTATTAAATTATACATCACCAACTTCATATCTACTAACTACGGTAGGTAATACATTTTGGACAGCATCAGTAGTTGACACTTATTTGGAATTTCCAAATTTAGATTATAGACCACTAGTAACTGAAATAATAAATGATAGACAAATTATTGTTCAACCACCGTATAACACAACCGATGAAGAACGAGGTTCTGCGTATATTGCTAAAGTTGAA